GAAAAGAAAATCACTTTTTCACTTTGTTAGGATACTATTTTGCTTCTTTGTTTCGAGCAACTCAGTCTAGTGACGGAAAACTTTTTGTTTTCCGTCTAGGCACAGTTGTTTCTGGTAAACTCTTGACGTTTTCTTCGAATTCTTTTGTTAGAAGTTTCACTTCTTATGAAGTGTCACTGATTACTAACCAGCCCTTTAGGTTCTGCCTTTCAGCTGGAGATGATAATCTAGATTCCAACATTAAAGATTCAACTGACGTATATGCTCAACTTGGATTTGAGATTACTGATTTTGCATTACAAACTGAACAATTTAACTTTTGTTCTACTGTATTTACTCGATCTGGCTCTTACCAAGAAAATATCGAGAAGTTCTTGGCTAATTGTTTGTACAGTCAGGACTTCTGGTCAGAAAGAATGACCTCTTTTGATGTTTGCTTCTGCAATCATCCTCAATATGCGAAAGCTCTTGAGTTTCTTCATTCTATCGCACCAGATTTGGCACGTGATTGATGACTGTTTTGCACCGACCCTTATGTGTCTCGGTGAAAAGTTTTTCAATATGGCTAAAAGCAAAACCTCTCGCAAGAGTAAAACAAACAAACAAACCAAAGTTGTTTTGGTTGGCAAAGGTGATTATCAGATGACGTCTGAGAATCATAACGCCTTAATGTCTAAGCTTGATAAGCTAGACAAGAAGATTCCTAACGTTTCAGGCGCGTTGTCTTCTGGTGTTAAAGCCTTAGCCCCAAAAGCTGGTGCTTTTCTAGGTAGTCTCGTCGGAGGCGCCCCTGGAGCATTGGCTGGTAGCAAACTGGGTTCCAAAGTGTCTTCACTTCTTGGATTCGGAGATTACAAAATCTCTGCCAATAGCTTAATTCCTGGTTTACAAAACATGGAAGCAGCTATTGTGCCTAAATTTGCTACTGGCAACAACTCTGTCCGTATTAGGGAACGTGAATGTCTCGGTGACATTTTCTCTGCTTCTCAAGCTAACACGTTCAATCTTCAGAGTTTTCCACTCAATCCTGCAAATCCTTCAACCTTTCCTTGGTTGTCCAACATTGCGCCGTTATACGAGCAATGGTGGCCCCATGGAATTGTGTTTGAATTCGTTTCTACGTCCTCTGAGTTTAACGGTACTAGTCAAGCCTTGGGAACAGTCGTTATGGCCACAAACTATAACGCTACTGAACCCTCTTTTCTT